CGTGAGGGGGCTCTGTCGATGAGCAGCTATCCTTTAAGCCAGTGGCTTAAGCTCAAGCTTAAGTCATGAAGGTCGGACTTTAGGTCCCCGACATGCTTATCTACCTTTCTCCCCCTTGCGGGGATGTCCACCTTGTTATGGAGTAATAATGCCTAGTACGAATACATGGTCAGCAACTGGATACCCGGCAGCCTCTGGCATGCCTAAGGTTCAATCCGCTGCTGGCCGGATCCGTTCTTGGGTAAACACTCCTAATTTTGGTGCTTTAGCCAAAGACAGTAAGCCCGTCAACCCGTATTCAGACGCTCAGTATAGGATGGCTCTAACGAACCAATTCTATTCAAGGCGCCGGCCTACGGCTGGTGGTGCTTATACCTATGACTTGCCGCTTCAATGGCTGCATGCTCCTGGGGTGATCATTTCTGACTTGGACGCCAATGCGGAGTCTAAGTTAGGATGGTCGTCCCTTAAGAGTAAGCAGTCCAACGATGCGCGGGTTAAGGCGTTGGTTAAAATGGCTGATGCGAAGGTCAACGTTGCCGTTGCCTACGCTGAAGCCAGCAAGACGTCCGATTTGATCTTAGATACGGCTCGCCGTATCGACAGAGCTTATCGGGCGTTTCGTAAAGGCAACTTGAAAGGTGTTGCCGAAAACCTTAACATCACCCCTAGACGGCTCCATAAGAGCTGGCTAGAGTACAAGTACGGTTGGATGCCGTTACTAATGGATGTTAAGGGTGCTGCTGAGTTTTTCGCTCAGCAGCATCTCGTCCGACCTACAACGTTTACAGTATCTGCTGCTGAAGAGGTCACGAAGACCGCTCAGTGGCAGTACGTGCAGACAGCGTATGGATCCTCTACCCCCAATGATCTTAGTAGCCCGTATTATATTTCGGGCCACATGAAGACGAGGGTTAAGATCTGGTGTGAGCTTTCCAGCCCACACTTGTCGGCGATGCAACAGCTCGGTTTGACAAACCCGGCTTTGGTTGCTTGGGAACTGGTCCCTTTTAGTTTTGTTTTCGACTGGTTTGTCTCGGTCGGAGATTGGCTAACTGCGGCAACAGCCCAACAGGGTGTAACGATAAAGCGTGCCATGATCAGCGTTATCGATGACCTTGGGGAGACGTACGCTCAAGCTGCCACCACGCGAGTGAATGGTAGTCAAACGTATGAAACTCCAGGCCACGGTTACGTTGGCTCGGCACGCCGTTACACGAGGTCTATCCCTGACCTCTCTCCGTTCTCTTTGTATCCTCCAGTGACTAACAGCTTCAATTTTCCGAAGCTTGTGACTTCTCTGGCTCTCATACAGGGAACTTATCGTGGGAAAGAGCGTACTGTACGTCTCTGAACCACTCTTCCTTTTCAGGAGTTATACCTATGGCAGCAGCTGCCGCTCTGACGCTCAAGAACAACGCCGCCGCTAACGTCACCTTCGATGTCTATTCGGTTAACACCGATAGCGTCGAATGGGTCGAAAGCGGTGCGACATCGATTCTTGGGACGTCCCGCGCTATCCTTTCTCGGGTCATCCCGGCGGATAAGGCGGCGGGTGTTTATCGCACCCGAGGCAAATTGGCGCGTCCGGTTATCAACGGCACGTCTGGTCTTCTCGACGGTACCCTCACGGGCACGTTCGAGATTCTCCACCCCGCCAAGCTCTCGACGGCTGAGACTGATGAACTGATTGCACGATTCAAAGAATTCGTGGGTCAGGCTATCGTCAAAGCCGCCGCTGAAACTGGCGCTATTCCCACTTAATCCCGAAACCTAGGATCCTAGAAATGACTAATTCACACGAAGTGATTAATCTCGAGACGATGGCTCAATGCCTCGCCGATGCCCGCACACTTCTCCGGGATGGAGATATGTGTGCTGACACCTATGTCAGTCTGCTCGAAGAAGCCGCAAGGCTCATCCGCTCAGTCCTGACATTCGTACAGGATGTTGGGTTGGAGATTGATGATGAGGAACAGACGGAGGCCTATGCGATTATGGACCGCTACCAAGCGGTTCTTAAGCATAGGCGCAGCACTACTTTCCAAGGAGGGGATTTCGATTTATATTTTGATCTCCAAAGCCTTGGTGATACTATTGTTCTGGAGTCTCGACACGGAGATGGGGATGAGCCTGTTAAAGGGCTTGTTTCCGTCTACGAGCTGAGTTTCGCCAACTGTGACCCTGAGAGTAATTTCGGGATCTTGAAAGCGAAGTGTGACGAGTGGTACGGTTCCGAGATGGTTCCGTATTCATTCCGTCTCAACCTCTATGACAGTGAGTACCTTCCGGGAAGTATTTTCCGGAATTTGTGCAAACATAATCATGACGATGTAACGGAGAAACCCGCGAGGGAATCTCAGTTGCAGGCATGGTTACTGCACAAAGGTGCTGCTTGACCAGACAGAGGGAAAACTCTAATAAAAGAGCCCTCTTAGGAACTCTGCGCGCAATGTGCAGAGACTTCAGGGCCCCTCCCGGGGTTCTGAAGAGTGTTGCCGTTGATTTGTTTGAGTCACTCAACACACCGATCTCACTTAGTTGTGAGATTTTGCTCCGTTACGATGAGGTAGAACAGCTTGTTCGCAAGACTGTTGATCCTAGGGATTATACCCTGCCCACTAGGTTTAGAGACGACTATCAAGCCGTTTCGTTCCTTAAGAAGGCCCCTCTAGAGATAGAAGGTGTGGATCCTCTCGTGACAGCGAAGGAGAAATTCTTCGCCGCGGAGGTTTCGTGTGGCGAGACTAACGCTCGTTTCCGTTCTCTTTGTGCTGGTACCAAATACAGTACCAGCCCCCGGGTGATAGCTGCCATCACGGCAGCTGCTCAGGAGGTTCAGAGAGTTCTGGGTTCGAGCGTGAATTCTCGTGAGTGGCTTGACGCTTGTCGATTTGGCCCCGGCGCATTTAATCACACCGAGGCAAGGGGCTTAACGTCCCTTTACGATAAGCTGCAAGTCAGTCCGTCCGTGTCTCACGACATGGCGGAGATCGGGGCTCTGCTTGTGCAAAGCCAGCCTCAGTGGGCTAGGTCTGTGACCGACTGCGAAATCGAGGGCTTCTGGCCTTTGATTCGACAGGAGGATATGAGCCTAGTCCCTGGCAACCGTATAGCTTTCGTGCCCAAAACCGCTGTCACGCACCGAACTATAGCGATCGAACCGCTGATGAATGTCTATGCCCAACTAGGGCTAGGCAAACTGATGCGGAGAAAGCTGAAGCTTAAGTGCGGGTTGGATCTTGATGACCAAGTCCCTAATCAGGACATGGCTTGTCGAGGTTCGATCGACGGCTCTCTTGCTACTATTGACCTGTCCTCAGCGAGCGATACTGTTGCTCGTGAATTGGTCCGGTTTCTCTTACCACATGAGTGGTTCGAGAGGCTTGATCTTAGCCGATCAAAAGTCGGCTACCTGGACGGAGAATGGTTAAGGTATGAGAAGTTCTCCTCTATGGGGAACGGTTACACATTCGAGCTCGAGACTCTGATTTTCTGGAGCCTCGCGATCTCGTGTGTGGAGTTGCTAGAACTTGATCCTTTCGAGGTTAGAGTTTATGGCGACGACATCATTGTCCCGTCCAAAGCCTATGACTTTCTGATCGAGGTCCTTACGTTCTGCGGCTTTACTGCGAATAGCAGTAAGTCGTTCCGTGAGGGCCCCTTTCGTGAAAGTTGTGGTAAGGACTTCTACAATGGGCATGAAGTTCGTCCCTTTTTCCAAAAGGAGAATCTTAATGAGGTTCAAACCCTCTTCCGCCTCGCGAATGGTATCCGTCGGGCGGCGTTTCGCAGAACATGCAGCCTTGGTTGCGATGTTAAGCTTCGCCGTCCGTGGTTATCAGTCGTTAAGGCGTTGCCTCGTCTTATTGCTCAGAACCTGAAGGTCCCGGCTCACGCCGGCGATTCAGATGGTATATGCAGCAATTGGGACGAGAGCCAATCCAGCCCGTTTGTGATCAGCAATGAGCACGGATGGGAGGGAGTGTCTGGCTTAAGATTCCAAGCGACACCTGTAGAGGTGAGATCCCCTTCTAATATGTTAGGGGTCATAGCAGCAATGCTATATCGCTTGAAGGACGAACGTACTCATCAACCTGTGAAGGTCGAATCTTCCGCACCAAGCTCTCCAAGGCAAGGTCGGGATTATGAGTACAGACTAAAATCAAAGGCTTTTTACGGCCCTTGGTCAGACTTTGGTCGGTGGCGGTAGTACCTTAGTGGTGCTATTCGTGTAACCGGCCATTCGGTGGAGAAGTACCACCTAAGTGGGATAGCCG